GCTATCGATGGTTTTCTCCGTGACAACAGATCCCGCCACTGCTAAAGTAACTTCAGTCATTTAGAAATCCTTCTTTGCTTAGTTGGGTTTTGACAGTAAGCCGCCAGTCCTACCTGGCGGTTTTTCTTTTTGCATCATTGCAATCTATGCTGTCGCAGGAAAGGCAGCACCCTGCTCCAGTTATCATCTTTCCTTGGTTGATATTCGACGTGCTCTACTTCCCTCTCAATCAGCTCTCTCGCTTTGTTAAGCGTTCGCGGATACTCGTGGGTTATTGAGTAGAAATGTCCTGTCATGCGGTGCTCTGCGACGTTCAGTAACGGATAAACCTCACTGCATGCCTTCATCATTACGGAGCTGGCACGCCATAACCACGCGAGATCACAAAGTTCTTCATCAGTAAACTGCTTGATAGGTGAGATTGAGCCTTCGCGATCCAAGATGTCGAGCACCCAGCGTCGGAACTCTTTAGCTACAGGCGTGCGAGCAAACATAGCCAGCAAATGGGCCCCACGAAGTGAAAAGACACGAACTTTCATACGACGCGAAGTCCCGTTGATCCCATTGGTCATCGATTCAATGACCATTGTCATTGCTGGAGAAAACTCATCGCTGTACTGGTTAAACAGGTTGGTTACAGACTTGGTGCTGTTGTAGTGAAGAGCCTTGGCAACATCTGCCGATGTCAACCAAACCCCACTCATCTCCGATACAGGAGTCAGGTTGACGCCATGGAAGTTCATTTCTGTTTTAGCTACAATGTTCATGTTGGTTTTCTCGCAAAGGTTAACTGACAAATTAGAGGCCCTGACTGTTAGCGCAGTTGGGGCTTCGCTGTTTTTACTGCCCATTCACACGGTCCTCTCTGAGGCTTTTAGCCAAGCGTTGCACAATCGCAGAGTTGATCGAAATGCCATCCATTTCTGCTAAGCGCCGAATATCTTCTTTCATACGCTCCGGCAATCGAAGCTGGAAACTGTCATTTTTGCGTCCTGTATACAAAACATCATTCATATTTGGCTCCTTATCATAGTGTCAACTTGGTTCTAGTGCCAATTTAGCATTATTTAAAGTGATGTCAAGTAGGTGCTATCCTCAGAGCACGACAAAAGACACACCAAAAGGTGATCATGTGAGTAAATTCCCAAGTCAGGAGATGGATAGATTCAATGTCAGACTTCCTGCTGGAATGCGTGACGCCATAGCAGAGCGTGCTAAGGCTAATGGACGATCAATGAATTCTGAGATAGTGCAGATACTTCAAGATGCTCTTGAGGAGCAGGAAATCGAAAAAATGGAATTTGAAGAAAACTATGGCAATGATCTCAATCCTGAAGAAAAAAAAGCTCTGATTGCTCAGCTTAACGAAGCCAAAGACTCACTAATGAACGTAATGAGGTTGATGGACAAAAATCGAAGCAGGAAGCCCACCTAAGTGGGCTATCACTTATGAGTAAATCAACTCGCTATATTCGGCTAAGGTCAGTGAAACCGTGCTGTCGGCATTAGGTTTAATGCTGTTAACCGTCCAGAGCTGCGCATCCATTTCAGCCACTGTGGCTATCAGGTATCTCGACGGCGACTGAACCGTATCGCCGTTCCAGATATTCAGCTGAATGTCAGGTATTGCGGCTACAAAACCATAGCGGGTGTCGCTGCGAGGAGTGGCTGCATAGCGCCTTGTCGGGTTGCCCAGGCTGTCCGTTACCAGCACAAACATATCCCCGGTAAAATTTACTGGCTCGCTGGTGTCAAACGCATTGCCGCTGCGGCCAGCAATGTATCCCTGCTGTTCGTTACTGTCGTAGATGTCGGGCATCTGGATAACGCTGCCTACCTGAATAATGCCGTCCTCAAATACTTTGGCATTCATCCGGGCGCGGGAGTACATCAGGCGCTTTGTCTCACGCAGCGCCCGCTCTCTGGCCTGAAACTCGTTGCGAAACCCGACGATTTCCATCTTATTCGGGTTTTCAGCCTCCTGCTCAGTTATAGCGCCGTTCAGTATGCGGTAGTTGATGTACGTCTTATTGTTCGTAATCGGGTGTACATAGGAGACCTGCACGCCGTCGTAGCCGCCAGGAAGCGTCGCTTCATACGTTATTTTGTACTCATCCGTTTTCATGTTGGCACGGTTAAATACGGCTGCCGGGTTCGCAACGCGCTGATCGCGTGTGAACGTCAGTACGTTGTCATCCATGAATGCGATGACACTTGCGGCATTACAGATGGCCTGAACGCGGTCCCCAAGCGAGTCGTTTTCATCGTCAAACGTGTAATCGAAATATCCCAGGCGCGCATCCGGTAGCGCCTCTGCGATGGCATACAGCCCGTAAAGGTCAATGCTGCTGACCGGCTGTCCGCCGATAATTAGCCACTGATGCGCGACGGCGTCAGCAAAAGATCGGGAGGCGCGCAGCGTGTAGTCAACTGCTCGTGTGTCGAGGTTATAGCTGATGGTTTTGCGCGTGGCCAGGAGGTTATATTTCCGTTCGCGGCTGCCCAGCGCGTTTTCTGTAGCCCTGACCTTAACCCGCACCAGCGTATCGTCCGGATGCACTACGTTACGTCGCACGTTGATGCTATGAATCTCTTCCACCTTCAGGATAGAAGCATCGCTGGAGTTGTCCGTACGCTGGAGGCTGACGGCATACTTTCCAAATCCTGCCGCTGGCGTCAGCTTGTCTGTGCGGTAAAACACTTCGCTGGTTGACTGGTGAGGTGTGGGCTGCCTGTACGTAAAAGCCTGGGTGGTACCAGGTATCTGAGTATAGTCATCGTTTATTTTCCAGATGACTACCTTCCAGTTAGTCTCCTTCTTTCCGCCCAGGCTCGACTGCGTGTGCAGCCAAAGCTGGCTTGATGCAACCGGAGAGAAGAACGGCCCCACCACCAGCGCTTCATTGTCATTCAGCACGAATTTAGACGTGTTGATTGTGGCGCTGGCCGGAATATCCTGCGGACCTTCCAGCTGGCTGAAGGTAAACGTGTACCAGTGGACAGGATTGGTTGTGGCGCCGTCCGTTGTTTCTACGGCTGATATCAGCGTTCCTGAGTAGGTCGCGTCTGTAGTGACGTTTCCTGACGCGATGCTGTACGTCACATTAATGGTGAATGTCACCGCATGCGGCAGCACCAGATTTTTGAAGTAGTCGAACTCCGCCTGCTTGACGATTTTAATCGCCATCTGGCCGCCGGAATAGCTACCGCTGACCATCGTCCTGGCGGTGGCTGACTGGATCGGAAAGTCGCTGGCCTCGTTCTGGCCGGGCACCTCCTGACCGTCCACATCATCAAAACCATACCCCTCCACAATTTCGGGTATAACTTGCCCAGGCTGATAAATCTGGTATTCCGCGCCCGCCAGCGATCCGAGACTGGATTCTGAATAGCGCACAGAGTCGTAGTCATAGCTCCCGATGCCGATACACATCCACTCGGTGACATACTTCAGGCCGCCACTTTTTGCATTCTGCGTGACATACTCAAACACCGACTCCTGAATCAGGTCAGGGAACGATCGTACCTGCCCGTAGATGTCAGGCTTGGCTTTGTATACGCGTGCGGTGTTAGTCTGGCCGGTCAGGGAATTATTTGGTGAATCCACCGAGTTGCCGCCAGTATTGGCAATGGCCGGCTTTGGCATCAGAAACGAAAATACCTGCCCCACCACCTTGAATATCGGGCTCAGGATGTCGCCTACGACGCCTTTAGGCTGGTCAAATATCTGGACGTGATCGAGTTCAGTCAGTTCAAAATCGAGATCGTCGTTATCTTCCAGCTTCACGCCGTTACGCACGATCAGCAGATCACGATGCAGCGCGCTATCGTTCTCTGTCAGCCAGGCATAAAAAAAGGTGCCATTAGGCACCCTGTAACGCTCTTTAGGCGTTCCGGGAAATCGACTTATTTCAATCAGGGCCATATCGGAAATATTCCACTTTGGTGAATGCCCGCTGTATCAACATCAGAGAATCCTGCCTGACACTGCCGTTTTCGCCGCGAGAATGCAGCGCCTGTCGTCCAAGGATAAGCCCGACGTGTGCCGGCTGCGCACCGGTGTAGCCAACGAATATCCCGCCCTCTTCAGGATGTGGCACCTGCTGCCAGAAAACCACGTCACCCTGATAGCAGGTAAAGAAGTCGGCGCCGGATTCGTAGTCAGGCGTCTGATGTAGCTCAATCCCCATCACCTTTCGATAATAGAGAACCACCAGCCCCCAGCAGTCCACGGCCTCAGGCGTGCAGGCACGGTTAGCCCATGGAACGCCGATCATACGTGCAATGAAATCAGAGGTACTGCAGTCCGGTGTATTCTCGCGGGTCATAGAGGCGGCCAACATTGTTATTGAGCGGGTTAGTAACGGACAGCGTTACGGAGGCGCTCTCCGCATCGATATCCACCGTTTTGACGTACAGCGTCCACGACTTAATCGGCGCCGAGGTATCTCCGCTGTCAAATACCTGCCGCGTTGCCACGATAGGCGTCAGGCGGGTGGCGCCGCGCCACTTCTTCATCTGCGTTTTCACGTCCGCGGAGACACGGCCAAGCTTTACGGTTGCGTCAATCACCGGGATTCCGCTCTGCTGACTTTCCTCTATTTCAAAGCGCGCCGGTCGGTATGTCACCCCGGCCAGCATCTTATCGTAGAACTGTTTATCAACCAGCCTGACGTAGCCAAAAGACGGATGATAAAAGGTCAGCGTGTCATACAGCGCCCGCGATGGTCGTTGCTGACGGTATTCACGAAATGATGGCATCAGGGAACCCTCGGTAATGACTCCGGATCACGATTATCAGGATAACCGGTCACAACAATATCCAGCCATGAATCCCACGGCGGCGGTAGTTCAACAATAATGTCGTCAAAGTCGTCATCAGGATTGTTGAGGCGGTTGGCGATCACCGTTCCCGTCCATTTGACAACGCCGCCGTCAATGCTGGTCTGCACCGGCATCTGCGTGAAGTGAAGCTCCTGCAACTGTGGCCCGCTGCCGCCAATATCCACCCGCATGCGGAACCAGTTCAGGCCGCGATTAAGGTAGTTGGGGCTGCGCAGCCATTGCTGAAAAGCTCTTTCCTCTGCCAGCGTGAATATCCACGTCAGTGACCAAGTCACCTTGAGGTCGTCCGTCATCTGCTGAAAAATGGCCGGACCGACCGCCGGTTGATCCGACTGAAATCCGGTATCCAGCGTCATATTCTTGCTGGCTTTCTGCGCCAGCGGCAGCCAGTCGGGATAGTCGATAATTGGCATTAGCCCTGCCCCCTTGGCGTGCGTTTAACATTAAAGTTGCTGGTTATGCCATTACTGATTGGCCCGCCGCTGTTCAGGTCAGCAACAATCACATCTACGGTCAGGCCGCCTTTGCCATCGCTGCCTGCCTGTGCATCAACCGAAGCAGAGGTGTAATTCTGAATGTTAATAACCACACCTCCGCCGCCTGATGCCTGCAAATCCTTATTGCTGATCACCTTACCGTTATCACCCGGTATCATGTACTGCTTGCCAGTGCTGGCCTGGTATATCTCCGGTAGTCCGCTTTCTCCCACCTGGTACATACCGCCGGCGGTGACCGGCCCGCCATTCTTCCGTTTTCCGAGCAGGCTCATACCAACAATGCCGGCGACGGCGCCAAGGCCGATTGCAGCCGCGGTACCCATCGAAGCAATTGACGCAAGCAGCGCGGCAGGTGTCCATGCTGCAGTAGTAGTTGCCGCTGCGGCCACACTGGTAGCAGTTTGGGTAGCAGTTGCTGCCGTCTGCACTGCAGTTACCGTACCGATTGCCGCTGTCTGCGCCGCCTGTCCCATGATTGCGGATTTGACCCATTCAACGCCCATCTGCACAAATGTGTTGACCAGACTATTCAGGACGGTACTGCCTATTGAGCGCATAGCATCTTCAGCAGACATGCTTCCGGTGATGATACCGGTAAGCGCATTAGATGCATTGCCGGCTAGGGCATCGAAAGAGGCCGCCAGCGCCTCATTGCCCGCGCTCTGGTTTCGCCAGATTTCCCACTGAGCCGCTACTCGCTTCTGCTCGTACTCAGTATTGGCCGCATTGCGCAGTGCCAGACCCTGCTGCTCCGTCAGCGTCTTTTGCTGCTCGAACTGCTGTATCAGGGCTAGCTTTCGCGCATGCTCGTTTGCCAGCGCCTGTACCGGGTCTACCGTTCCGGCTGACTGCTGTTGCGGGGTGACGGCCTGGTCAGCACGTATTTGCGCCATTTTCGCCTGGTGATCCTGCTCCAGCTTTTCAGCCGTGGCGTTATACTGCTCTTGGGTAATTTTTTTGGCGCTCAGGGCTGCATTCAAATCTGCCTGGTCCTGCTTGTAGCTCGCATTCTCACGCGATTCAGGCAACAGCTTTTCAGCCGCGGCCTGCGCCTTGAGCGCGTTAGCCACGTCCCATTTACGAGACGCATACTCACCCGCCTGAGCGATCTGAGCCTGCGTGGCACCCTTACCCAGTGATTGCTGCGCGTTCAGGATGGCCTGCTCCCGGCTCAACTCTCTGGTGCTTTCTCCGGCAAGCTCTGATTCCTGCTTTAGCTTCTCCAGTTTTTGCGCAATGTTTTCCGCCTGGCCGACTGCTTTTTTCTGCTCGCTGGCTGCAGCGCTGGTTTCCTTTTTCAAATCACGCTGTGCCTGCTGTGCATCATATTCTGCGCCAGCACGCTGGCGTGCCAGATTGACTGCAGCATCATCGCCACCCAGAGCACGAATTTCTTTTTCGGCTTTAAGCTGGGAGCGCTTACGCGCATCAATCTCACCTTCGATCTCTACCTGTTCGAGCAGCTTATCGAGGTAGTCCTGCACCTTTGCCGGACGCTGCACCTGCAAACTTGAAGCGTTGAACTTCTCTTTTGCTTTTGCAGCGAAATTTATCGAATTTCCCAGCTGATTCATCAGTCCCGATGCTATTCCGGCCTCATGGCCGTCACGCTTCAACAGATCGATACCCTGCTCAAGAACGCCGTTGTATTGCGCCTGGAGTATGCTGGTGAGGTTCTTGGTCTTGCTGTACCGGCTCTCCATCTCCTCAAGCTTGCCCTGCTCAATTGCCAGCCTTTCCTGTGCATCACGCATATTCTCCATCTGGCGGGTAGACTCGCCATAGATGCGCTGAGATCGCTTGTAGCTTTCGACAGCACCAATCAGGCCATCAACCTTCTGCCGCTGATCATCAATCATCTCTGACTGTATGCGCATTGCCTGAGCTGATTTGGCAATCTCAGCTGCTATCTGCGTCTGAGACATGTCTTTCATCTTGCTCACAAGCCCGGTCAGCTTGTCCGTAAAGTCGACTGCTTCCTGCTTGGCCTGCTGCGCTTTCTGATAAAAATAATAAATTGCAGCACCGGCAAGCATGGCCGCTCCGGCTGGACCGCCAATCAGCCCGAGCGCCCTGAGAGCCAGATTCCGTACGCCCAGACTTGCCCGCGCTGCCGCAGCAGCGGCTGCATCCTGTGCTGCTGCATTTGCCACCAGCGCCCGGTTGTAATTGTCAGTCAGGGTGGCAGCCTCAGTCCTTGCAGCTGACAACCTGACCTCTGCCGCCGCCAGATTCGCAGCTGTAATCGACGAATTTCTCATGACCTGGGCGATACGAACTTCATCAAGGGCTCTTTCTTTAGCAACTGCTGATGCCCGCAAATCGGCGGTAGCCTTGTTGGCTGCAGCCTGTGCGGCCTGATTTTCAGCAACAATTTCTTCGCGAGTCGCTATGACCTTTCTGACTTTCTCAGTGGTTGCCATAGTAAGGGCGCCAACAAAACGGCTTCCCATTATCGTGGCGACGGTTGCCAGCACGCCGCCTATAGCATCAAGATTCTGGCTGAGCGAAACGATGCCGGTATTGAAAACGTTGATAGTTGACTGAACAGAAGAGGACTCACCTACAAACTTCGTAATGTTGTTGGTGGCAACAGTAAACGCCTGCCCCATTGTCATAGTGGTATTCGCAAACTCTTTTGCGATTGCGTCGCCCTGCTTCAGCAGGCCGTTTACCACCACTTCAGTAGTCAGCGCGCCCTGTGCCGCCATCCCTCGCAGCTGACCGATAGTCACCCCCAGCGAGTCAGCCAGTGCGACAGCCAGACGGCTGCCGTTTTCAGAGATAGAGTTAAACTCCTCGCCGCGCAGAACGCCAGATGCGAGGGCCTGCGACAGCTGAACCATAGTCGAGCTGGCTTCTTCAGTTGTCGCGCCGGAAACCGCCAGGCCTTTATTAATGGTGGACGTCAGCTTTATCAGGTCTTCTGTGCTGGTACCGGCGGTTCGAGTGGCGCGCTCAAGACGACCGTAAAGCGTGGCCGTTGCCTGCAAGCCACTCATAGTGCTCTGTGAAATATCGAATACGCGCTGAGTGACGTCCGCCAGTTGTTCAGTTGCCCGCACAGAGTTGGCGAGTTTGTTGTTAACCGTAACCCACTCACTGCCCCACGCAGCAACCTGCTGTACGGAAAGCGCAGCAGCCAGTCCTTTGGCAACATTCGACAGGCTGGAAAGGCTGCCCTGCATGGCACTGACAGACCGCTCCGTACGTGTCACGCTGGCCTCAAGCCTGCCCATATTTCCAGACAGGCCATTGAGCGCCGCATCTACCTCACGGCGCGCAGCAAGAAGTTTGGCTGTGTCCATGTCTACTTCATAAACGATGCTGCCAGCGTTAAGGGTGCCTGCCATTGCTAATCTCCGGGCGTAAAAAAGCCCCGCTGAAGCGAGGCGTATTCAAGTGTCACAGCGCTAAGATTCAGCCTTCTGCCGTCTCTTAGCTTGTCGGGCGAGATACTTATCCGTGGCTGCGTCGTACTCCTCGCGCGTGAAGCCTTTCTGATCCGGATACTTGGCTGCCAGAAGCAACTGAAACTCAGTCATAGTCAGTGATTCTGCTTCAGCGCGTGAGATGCTGAAGTGATTGCGCGCCGCGTTGATGTAGTCGAAGGCGCGGAACTCAGATACCGCCTGCCCGGTTTCGTAGCGCTGCAGCTGCCTGATTTTAGCTTTGCCAATAATGCCGTGCGTAATCAGCGATTGCCCGATAGCCAGCAGTGCGAAAGCATCCATAATACCGGGCCGGAGCATGATCGCGCGCCGCCCACTTCTGCCTGGAACATACTCGCCCGTCAGCTTTGATGCATCACGATCGCAGCAGGCAGACAGCACCGTCATGGCGGCCTGATATGCGCGCCGTCCGTAACTGGTTCTGCCAATATGCTCACTCAGCCAGGCAGGAATTACGCCGTAGGCATCCAGTGCACGCTGCAGTAGTGGCGTGACTTCATCATGGTGCAGGTCATAGAACGCCTGAACGATTTCCTGCGGCTCGCCAATCTTCATCATGTTTGCGAATGAGGGCCTGAAGAAGTAATCCTCCTCGCCCACTGTAATCAGGCATTCGCCTATTTCTTTTGCCGGGGCCATAAATTCTCCTGGTTCATTATCAAGGGCAGTCGTGACCGCCCTTTGTGATGGATCAGGAGGCGGTAACTGTGACGGCCGTCTGCGCCGTTTTCGCACCATCGTTGGTAGTGAACGTAGCGGTACCGGTGCCGGCGGCTACGCCGGTAATCAGACCGCTGCTGTTGATAGTGAACTTAGTCGGATCGGAAGACGTCCATACGCCAGATTTATCAGTAGCATCTGATGGGCTGACAGTCGCGTTCAGCTGGCGCGTTGCGCCAACAACAACGGAAGTGGTCTGCGGAGAAACGGTCACGCCGGTTACTGCCACAGTGTCTTCATCTTCAACTTTGGTTACTTTAACGGTCCTGCCGTCTGCAACCTTGAACTCTGTGCTGAACGTCACGATGTCATTCGTCCCACCGTCGGTACTCAGCGCAGTGATTACCATGTATCCCTGAAACTCAATCGGGCCAATCTCAACACGCACCCAGATGGTTGGCTGGCCGCCAATGCCGACTTCAGTAGTGAAGTAGTTCACGAAGTTACCGAAGCCAAACTGGTCCAGGCGATCGCGTTTACGCACCTCGCCCTCAAAGCTCACGGTACCATCTGCGTTGGTAGTGAGGTTTTCCACCCAGCCGCCGGTGTCATCGGCGTCAGAGTTGGTGGTGTTAGGGGAGAAATCCAGCGTCTTTGACGTGCCTGCCGCCAGCGCTTTCCATTCAGACTCGGCCGGCACCGTGTCCGGGCAGCCGAGCGCTACTTCCAGCACAACGTTACGGCCAAACAGCTTGCCGTTCTCGGTTGGGCAACCTTGCATAATTGCTTACCTCATTTCAGATAATAAAAAAGGCCGCACCAGGCGACCTTGTTTGAGTGGGTGTTGCTTACTCTCCATAGAGGCAAGCGAATAGCAGCCGGTAAACCAGCCTTCCTTCAGTGGTGAGAACGGGTGCAGGCATGCCGCCTACGTTTTCGATATGGCCGATACAGTCATTCGGCATCGGGTTCTGCTGCACATAGTCAGTAATGGCCTGCGCAGCCGCATCAGCCGCCCCGTTTCCGTCCTTCGCGCCGATCACATCCACCAGCACGTAATACTCAGAGCCAAGGTCGTTACGGATGGCAGAGCCGCCATTTGGCCGGAAAACGAGAAATCTATCCGTCAGCTTTCCCGTATCTTTCCAGACCAGCAGCTGATTGATAAAGCCGTCGGTGAGACCTGCTGAGGAAAAAAGGTCGCGGACTCGCGTATGCATAGGAGGTGTCAAAGCGTCATCTCCCTGTGTATCACGCGAGCAATCGCGTCCCGGCTTTCTTCAAAGCCCTGCGTCAGAAACTCTTTCTGTGCGGTGGGCCGGCGGAAACGCTGAGGAATGGCCGGGTCATGCACGTAAGCGGCATAACTCGCCGTGTAGCCTACTCTGCCGGTTATCAGCGCGCCGTTGACAACAATCTCACGGAACTGACTGTTCAGCAGGTAAGAAGTGTCGATTGGTGTGTAAATCGCAGCCTGTGCCGCACCAACAATCATCGCCCCTGTCAGCGCACGTATGACACGCCGATCCTGAATGCTGTCAATCGCCCGATTAACATTCCGGCTTACCTTGCTCACTCCCTTCACTTTCACGCCCATGGTTATGCTCCGGTAATGATGGCAAAGTCGTCAGCAAGCCGCTCAAAGGTATCTGCGTAGCGAATGGCCTGCATCACCTCATCTGCACCTGCAGCAATGGGGTTAGTCTCAGCGGAGACTCCTATCAGGATGTAATCTCCGGTATCTGCCAGCGCGTACTCTGTCCAGATCGTGTTCTTAACCACTCGCTCCGAACCAATGTTACCCAGCCGCTTTGCCAGCCCGCCCTGATAGTCACAGGTGATAACCACAGGCGCATCAAACACAGGGTCACCGTAATCATTGCTGGCTCCGGAGCGTCTCCAGATAGTTGCCTGCGCGGTGTATGACCACGCGCTTAAGCTCGACATTAGACGACCCCCTGATAAGAACGTCCCTGCCTGATATGAGCAATCGTTCCTTTAGATACCCCATACCGCTTAGCGATGGTATTGAGTGAATCACCTTTGGAGATTGAAACTCTGATTTCTCTAACCTGCTCATCAGTGAATTTTGCGTGTGTCGGAGTTACTCCAAACATCGGAT